CGGTACCGCATTGTCATCGAGATGAACGATACCAACGCCGCTGATCACATTAAAGGAGAGGACCAAGGACCTTGTATCATCCACGACAAACCAATAGATCGTGTCTTTTGCTTCGTCGCTAAAGGCCCCTATGGCTTGTGCGCTAGGAGTAAGGGTGACGAAATTGGCCGACTGTACCGTTCCGTAATCCGGAGTGACGGATCCGCCAAGATTGTTTGGACTAGCCTGATTGTATACCCTAGCGTTCAGCGCATCTGTATACTCTCCCGCAGGAATCATCTTCAGGTCAAGATCCTTGTTCATCTTGCCTGCATTGAAGTTTATCGGATTCTTCATTTAATCCATTTATCTCGGCCCCTCATGTTCATCAACAAGCGGCCAGGGTGAATGTTGCTAAGTCTGATTTTTGCATTCATCAATAAGGCCCGGCGATCTTTCCTTGCCCTATTCACGATATACTCTTGTACGCCTGCCTTGTTGTTGATGATGGAGTACTTTATTGCCGCATAAATGTAGTCCTCGAAGAGTTTGTTCACGGAGATCAACGCCTCATTGCCGTTCTCCATTCCATCGGAGACATACTCAATGACGCATAGATAACCGGCCATGTTCGAGCTGAAGTTGATCACTCCATTCTTCTTGTCAATGGTGAAGGTCGGATTCGCCGTGGCGATCTCCGTATTGAGCCCGTACCGGAAATACCAGACATCGTCAATGCACCACCCATATTGCCCATCGTATGGGCTAAGAGGGTTGACAAACAGAATTGGCGCCGTGCCGTTTATCCTCGCCAGGTCAAGCTCAGAGAACTGGGGGGAGACGGCGTTGCCGTTTTGGTCAAATAGGATATTGCCGCTTTGGTCGTACAAATAAGCCAGGGCGGAATTGGCCTGGGTATTCTCGCTCAATGGGAACAGCACCCCATTTGACTCCGCAGATATCCGGACCCAGTTGACAAAGTCAGGAGGGAGGACAACGCGCAAGGCGCTATCGACCGTGACCTCAAGGACCTTGGTCTCCTTCATGGCGTCATAGTTCAGCTCCTGTATGGCTCGCTTCGCGAAGAAGACCACCTGGAACCGGTTAATGTTTCCGATGATCTCGTTGTTGCCCTGGTACATCAGCATGAAATTGTTGACGATATCCTCCAGGGTGATATACTGATAAGACCCCCAGTTTGCGTCCTGAGGCGAGACACCATTATTGGTGTAATACTGCTCTTGGTTTATGTAGGCCATTATCCTCTATCTTTTTGAAAGTCAGCCGCTTCTTTTGCCGTGGCCACCTGGACCACCTCTGCCTCACGAATGGACACGCCTGCGTATTGCAGGATCCTTGCTACGAGATCGGAAAAGTCTGATTCGGGAAGCTCAAAGTCAGTCGATGCCCCGGGGTTGTATACAGGCTCTGAGTTAGTCAACGAAACATAACCCCAGTTAGGGGTCGTCGGTATCCGTATGTACTGAGCAGACACGCCAGATATTATGCTACTAGGATATACCGTGACCCTTTGCGCAATGGCCGATCCTGTTCCGGTTCCACTCATTACATACGCCGGGAACAAGGTCGATGGCGCGGTAAGGTTTGAAGCCACAAGCTGATTGATCTTACTAAGTGACACTCGGTCAATTATCTTGCCAGAATACAGCACGTTTATAACGGTATAGCAGTCAGCAGGAAACGAGAACGTGCCCCCCGAATATGTAAGGCTTGATGACGTACTAAAGGTGTCGATGACCTCCTCTGTGATCTGCCTAAGGTTCGCGTAGCCTTCACCGGAGATCTTCGTCTTGGCAGCGCTTAGGTTGCCATAGTTCTGCCGGTATACCTGGTCGTTGTACGTCTGGAAATAGTCCTCAAATATGTCCATTTGAGCCATCCTCGCGTAAAGATTGAAATCGTTCGGCGTGATATAGCCGTAATTGTTCTTGTTTAAGATAGCCAGAACAGCCGTACGGACCTCGTTTATCATACACAAAGGTAATAAAAAAAGCCACCCTCCCGAGTTTCAGGGGGTGGCTTTGGTAGAAGATCAAAGCATTAAGCTACTGAAAACGTCAAAGCGTAAGTGGTAGCACCAATAGTTACCGATGAAGGAATAGCCAATGTGCTAGAAGCTCCGGCTGATGGTTTGACGCTAGATTGAGCTGCTCCGATTAAAATGTCCGTAATAAAATTATGCACAGCATAACTACCATCAGTCGGACTGGAAGTAATTGCAACAGTCCTTGATGGGGCGTAAGTTACAGTTACTACTGCGTTGCTTGTAAAAGCAATGGATATAATTGCGTTAGCGTCAATGTATCCATGTCCGTTGGCGTTAAGCGCGCCAAATCTAACTAGTGATTTCATCGTGTTTAAAAATTAAGAATAAGTGATAGAGCTAATAGTCCTTACGAGGCCATCGCCACCGATAATAGGCGGCATATCATAAATCGTAGACTTTTGGCCTGAGGAGGCAGCGCATATTGCCTCGCAAAAATTACGGTGAGCAACATAGGTGCTGTCTGCCGAATTAAAAGTGACATCGACTATATCGACATTTGCGTCAATGTTATTCGGAAGAAGCCTGCAAGCAATGTTACTCGTAGCCTGCATCACTAAGATAAAGTCCGGGTCCAATAAAATAGGCCCGTTTGTCGTAGTGGTCTGCTGTGCTGGTAAAATCCTCAAAAATTTAGCCATAGTCTTTAAGCTTGAACGGTTGTGTTAGAGTCAATAAATCGGCCATCAGGAAGAGTTCCTGTAAGCTCAAAAAATCCGGCGGGAGCCAGTTCTTGGGAGTTAGCCGCTATAATGGCATTCATAATAATCTCATGGGTAGCTCCGCTATAATCAGAGCCAAAAGTAAACGTCAATCTATCAGCAGCAGCGTTTGCTGAGTCAAGGTCAACAATTACGGTGTTCTGAGCCCCCGGCCTCATATACAAAAAGTTCTCGACATTGTAGTAGTTAGGACTCTGAGTCTCAACCGTATTTACATACGACATATTATATCCGGCCCAAGTCGCTAATGCAGAACTCTTTGCTACCCTGTTTGTGCTTCCGCCCGAGGACGAAACAACAACAAAAGCTGTCGCCGCAGTAGATGCGGCCGCTGACCACATCTGCGATGTAGCGTCTGTGTTTTGAGTTGTTCGAAGGGTAAAATCTGTTCCATTTGCGCTTGTGTAAAGCCTTGTGGCTGCCGGCCCAACCTGTGAAAGAACAACCATTCCGGCCGATCCGTCGCTTGCTGCCGCAACATAGGTGCCACCCGGTAATCCGCTATTCGCGGCCCATGTCGTACCAGATTGGTTGCCAGTAGCGGTTAGGTTAGTTCCTCCTGTCGAGGATATCGCGACAACTGTTACCCCAAGTCTTACCAATTCAATCCAGGTGCCAGCAACACCGCCGGCCACAGTTGCCCATGACGTTAAAGCCGCAGCATTGCCGGTAATAAAAGCAGTTGCAGCAGCTCCGTCGTTTCTGCAAGCAATCCAAGTCGTACCACTCCAAACAACGCTAGTATAAGCTCCGCTAGCTATATAGGCAACGGTTGACCAGTTGTCGCCATTATCGGAGCTGAAGTAAGAGTTGCTACCTCCTGTAGCCACAAATCTCCCTGCCCCATCACTGGCCACACAAGTTATTCCGTCTATAATGGAAGTCGTTGACGCAACCCATGACGCACCGCCGTCGGCGCTTCGCATAATTTTATTCCCAGTACCACTGGAAGCCACGGCTACAAAATTGTTTCCGCTACTGGCTATGTGTGACCATTCCTTGTTAAAGCTTGATCCAATATCAAGAAATGACCACGTCACGCCGCCATCCACGCTTCTTGCGATTCTGTTTCGGCCAGAGCTAGCCACAGCGACAACGGTATTGCCGTTTGCCGCAACGCCTGACCATACACTATTTGTCGATGGTCCTACGGGTAATCTTAGAAATTTTGCCATATTATTATCCTAAAGCAATAGCGCTAATTGGTGATGCTGAACTTGGAAGAGCGTCGTAAGTATACACATTATTCGCGTTTGTGTACCCATTGGTACTCGCCTTTGCAACGGCCTCAACGAAAGAGATGATATTAGCCGAGCTGGCCGGTGACACAGTGACCGTGATTACGTCTCTTGTTGCTAAAAAATTACGATTGATACGAAGATCGGCAGCCGAAGCGGTTGACAGCCTAGCGTCGCTAATCTTGCTCAAATTAATATAATGAGACGCTAAGCCGGACGTATTATCTGTGGCACTTTGAGCCATTACTGACTTGGCGAATTTTAAGAACTTTACCATACTGGAACTTTTGGCAAATATACGGTAATTAATCGGGCAAGTGTTTTTCTAGCGTCTTCATGATGTCTACCCCTTCGTCGGTCAAAAAGTACGCCCTGGTGGCGCTTTTCGCCGTTTCACCGAGCGGGATAGAGATCATCTTTGACTTGTTGGTCGAAAGGTTGAAGTGAACCGCGGTCTTCTTTGTCACCAAGATGCCGGCGTCAAACATCTTTGACACAAGACCATCGTGGGCAACCTGCGGATCGTTTGCGAGCGACAAAAACTCTTCCGGATTGTTTTTTGCGTAAACAAGAATGTCTCGCTTAAGCTCAGAAGTCGAAATGCGAGTCGGATCAACCTCAAGTGCTACCCTGGCCACATTCTCCATCATAGAGATCTCCATCTTCCTGGCCACATTCATGGCCTCTATCTCGACCTCGATAAACTCCAATTCTTTGGTTGCATCCCTCTTGTTGTCAACTTCTTCAAAGAGGGCCCCGTTGTCAGGGTGAACCTCTAAAAATCTTTGAAGAACCAAGTTGGTGTCCTCAACTTTCAAAAAGCCATCCTCAAAGATGATTGGCTCTAGAATAAAATTCCCATCTTGTTCATCTACGAAAGGACTCTTTTGATTCCTTGCGTATCGGAGTTCCCTGTTGCGAGTTCCGTCAAAATGGTAAAGCCTGCGAGCGATTGTGTTCCTGCTTGCAAGCATAAATGTCAGCGGCGCTGACTCTCTAGTTAATCGGTAGATTTTAGGCATTTGATTTGAGTTTGTAGGTGAAAAAAGAAAGGGGCGCACCGAAGTGCGCCCCTCATGATTAGCTCTGGAAGATGAAGAAGTTATTCGCTCCCAAAGTACATACGCAGCGCTCGGACAAGTAGTGAACACTCATCGAGTCGAAATCGCTGTTCGCGGCACCACCGGCAGAACCGATAGCCCAGGTCTTAAACTTGCGGCTTTCAGCATCTGTCTCGCGGTAACGAACGTGCAGGAATGGACGCTTAGCGTTCTGACCCATCACCTCGTCATAGACGTTTGTGGTTCCGGCAGGTACAAGCAAGCCATTGATGGCTCCACCGACAGTTCCGGTAGCGGTACCTTGACCACGCATTGTGGGGTCGTTCAGGTATTTCCAGTCTGTCTTGTAGAAGTCATATCCACGACGGAAACCGCGGAAGCCGAGGTTCAAAGCCATTTGCTCGCTGTTGTCAAACAGGCCGTAGGAGGTTCCGCCGGTACCGTAAGAGTTCTGAGCGGCCAAGAAGTCGTCCATGGCGAAAGAAGCGGCACGGTTTACGAACAATGCGTTTTCCTCAATGGCTCCCTGCTTGTCAAGACGCTGAACAATCGCGTCAAAGTCTACAAGGCTAGTTGGGAAGCCTCCGCTGAAGATGTTACCACGCTGTTGAACTGCGTAGAACACACCCTCTGTGCCCTTGAAGCTGTTAACGGCAGCACCGTTAGCCAAAGACCCTTGAGCGGGAATCGCCTCAATCATGGCTGACTCGAGGTAGTCCTCAAAGCGAAGGCGAGACTCATGCTCGGCCTTCATGTACCAGAGGTAACCAGATGCGCCATTTTCAGTTGTTACCTCAACCCATCCAATCTGAGTCATGTCGGAGCCAGTCACGGTGTAACGGTCCTTGATGATAACTGGGTTGTTGAAGAAGTACTGATCGAATGGCTGAAGCGACTCATTCATTCCCTGAGTGCCTTTTTTGAACTCGGAACCATATACCCATACGGTGTATGTTCCGTTTGCCGGAGTTGCGCTCTCATAAATAGCAGCGGTTACAGTTGTAGCTGCGTTAGCCGCTGTATAAGTGAAGGAGTTAACCCTAGCGTGAAAAATGGCGCTTCCGTTCTCTTGCTGGCAAATGATAGTCTGACCTTCGCGCAAAGCGATGTTGACTTCAGAAGAAAGAGGCTGAACGTTTGTGCCGGTTGGGTATCCAGTCACGGTGTTCTGAGCAGGAATCGACAAAGAAGCCTGTCCAGCCGTGTTGGTTACAGTGACACCGGTGTACTTGACGTGCAAGCGGCCCTGCTCGGCCCAACGGATAAGGTCGGAAGCGCAAGGCATTTCTGCGCCTACCATACGCAAAAAGCCGGAGATGCTACGATTACCGTAGCGCTCAAACTCTTTCTCATAGATGTCTGGCAGATATTGGTTGGTCCAATCGAAAGCAGCGCTTCCGATGTAATTGGTAGATGCAATCTGGCGATTAGCCGATGGCTGAAGTTGAAAGGAGGGGGATGCGTTAACTGGCATGATTTTTTACTTTTTAAAGGCTTTGATACGTAGCCCGTTGCCTGACGACGGTGGGGTTACCGCTGCGACCTTCATTCCACCCGTAGTAGTTGGTTGCCCATATGTTCTTACGTCCATGTTGATGTTTTTGCTTTTTTTGGCAAACTCATCCGTGGCTGAGGCCACTCCTTGTTCGTAGAAGAATTTGGCAAACTTCTCCGGATTCGATGCGATCGCTAAGGCGCGATGGTAACCAGCGGCATCTGAAATAAGACCATCTGCATCCAAGAACTTCTTTATCAAGTTCATTGGCGTGCTATTATGCTCTTTGATTTCAGCTGCTTCAGCCGGCGAGTATGTGAATTTCTGCTCTCCCAAGTTGAACTCAAAACCTTTGAATTCGGGATGAAAGACCTCTTCTGTCTTCTTCAGAAACCACTCACTGCGTCGTTGGGCTTGCTTTTGATCACCTTCCGCCTTGTCAAGGTACTCTTTGTATTGCTTGTACTCATCGGTCTCATCGAAAGGTTTAGCCCTTGACTCAAGTGGCGCCTTATATTTCTCTTTGAGATCATTGAAGTACTTTTTTGCTTTTGCTAATTCTCTTTTCTTGGCCGACTTCTTCTTCTTAATCAACGACTCATCGTCGTCTTCATCATAAGAAAACTTCTCGGCCAAAATATCTTTCGCGTCGTCCTTATCGAGAAACTCTTCGGTCGCAACTGTGTACTCCAAGAGCAAATCGTCTGGGTCGACGGCGTCATAATCCTTGTTGAGCCTAATATAGTCCTCGAGGTTCCGACCGGTCTCCTTGCGATACTTCATTATCGCCATGATGTCATCCGGGATCGGATCCTGAGAAGTCTTTTGCTCAAGCAATTCGTCAATTGAATTGACGGATTTTTTGTACCTCTCTCTAATAAATGAAAGAACGTCACCCTCTTCTATCGTTTTTGGCGCTGGTTCCGGCGGAGTGGCTCCTGAATCATCACCTTTCATAGAGGCCTCCAGTTCCTTTTGGGCCTGGACTTCTCTCTCTCTGACGGATGGAGAGGCAATCTCTTCATCAGTCATAACTCTGACCTTCATGTTTTCCATTAGATTAAATTTAGGGCAAATATATAGCTTTTTTTATCGAGGGTTAAATTCTGCCAAATCGAACCCATCCAAGCTGTCCTCGTCGCTCTCAAAAGAGCTTGGAGGAAGGTTGTTTTTCCGCTGATCAATCAGCCTCGATTGCTGAGTGTTCTGTATGCCAATGCGTTTGGCCTTCTCTTTCTCCTTGAAGTCCTCCCTCTTTGTGAGCGCTTCAGCCTGAGCCTGAGCGAGTTGCAGGTTGTACTGAAACTCCCTATCCATAAGGCCTCCCTTGACTTCTGCTTCAGCCTTCATCTTTTCGACAGACATAGCCATGGACATCTTCTCTACCTCGATGTCGGCCATGGCTTGAGCCTGAATCTTCTTCATCGCTAGATCGGCGGCCATCCTTTGGCTCTCAAGTTGAGTCTGCATACGCATTTGCTCCTGCTGCATCTGATTCGCCTGGGCGTTTTCCAGGTTCTTCTTCCGCTTCATCTTGAGCAACTGATTGGCAAGCTTGATGTTCTTTATCTCACGAATGTCGATCGCGTCTTCCAGGTTAATGTCGCCTTTCTGCAATGCGGCCGCAATAGTTGCTTCCAGCATGGCCCTCTCCTCTTCGTCCGGTGAAACTTCGATGAAAACACCAAAGTCGTAGATGTACAGGTCCCGGATCGAATCCAAAATAGAAATATTGTACTTTCCGATCTGGTTGATGAACTCCTCCCTGAAGGGAGCATACTCGAGAACATCGGATATCCGGCAAGTCAAGCACTCGGCCAAGGTCTTCGTGATGTACACCGATGCGTCCAGGATGTGCCTGGTCGCTGTGTTTGAGTTCATGGCCGCAAGTTTCTGGACGCCAACAAGAGTCCGATCGTCGGGCATGGTACCATCCCTTGCTTCATTCAAACCGGTTACGGCCCGAATCATGTTCAGGTAATGGTTATAGTTGTTTATCAGGGCGGCCATTTTCTGCTGCCCAGAGCTTGAGTTGAGTTCCTGAATCGGAACCCGGGCATTGTTGAAGTCCCCGTCTTGCGTGTAGCTTCGGCCAATGACGCTACCAGTCTGGAAATACAGCCTCAGCGCGTCCTCAGGATTGTATGCCTGTCCTGTTCCGAGGTCAACCTCGTTGATGCCATCAGCGTCCAGGAATACACCATCCGGAACGACCCTTGCAATAACCTGTTGCAGCTTCAAGTGAGTGAGCTGAATAAGGTCCGCGAATGGAATCATCCTCCGCAAAAGCGATTCAATGTTTCCCTTGTACATCCTTGGCGCACAGGCCACATAGTTCGGCATCGCGTTTTGCGATGGAGAATTTGGACGAACCATGTTCTCCATCAACTGCCAGCGAAGCACGATCTCTGTTCCCATGACCATTATCCCCTCATACCACACCTCAATAGTCTTTTCGACTCGCTCGAATCCTTGCTCCTCCATCATTTCTGCCGGAGGATTGAAGGTGTCATCTTTCTCTATGATGCGGTATCCGCCTGATTCGGTCTTCTTCTTCTTGTATACAAATGTCTTTGTAGTCTTGTAGTTGTAAAATAGAAGAGTTGCCGTCTCTTGGCGAAAAAGGCTGTTGTCGTAAAACTGAGCCACATTGTAGTAGTCATACCACTGCTGGCTCCTTGAGGATATCTCATCAAGCTGCTCCCTTGTGAGGTCCGGCCGGATCTTTATAAGCTCGCTGAGCGGCACCGTCTTAACCTCTCCCCAGTAGATACAATCCCTGAAGTACGGATCCTCCGTATAACTGTACACCACATTGGCCGGGTCAACATACTGAACCCTTATCCCGTCATTGGGGTGAAATTCGTGCTTGCACATACCGATACCAAGCACCGTGAGATCATAGTCGATTCTCTTCCGGACGTCTGAGTACCTGTTGTCTTCCAGAATAGTCGATATGGCTTGCTCCTCCGCGATCTCTATAGACGGCTTGTAGTTCATCTGCATATACAGCTGAAGCTCGTCATCCGTTTCCGGAATATCCGTCTCCGGGATCGTGAAGGCATCAACGCCCATTTTCTTTTTCAGCGCCTCAAACAAAGGCTTACCGGCCATCTGTAGCTCAATCGATTCCTGAAACCGGTTCCTCATGTCCGAAGACATGGCGTCCTGGGCGTTGGCCTTTACCCTGAAGAAACGATCGGACATACCGTTCACGACGATATCCACAAACTTTGGCAGGATGGGAACCGGAGTCCAATCCAGGTTGAGATAAGATAGGTCGCCATTGACGGCCAGCTCATTCTTGTATTTCTCAACGGACTGCTCGCCCCTCGCGTACATCTTCAAGCGATGGAACTCTTTCCATTGCGAGTAAAATCGACCTCCGACGGAGTCCTTTCTGAACCACTCATACTGAATGGCCTGGCCAATTCTTAGGCCGTAAGTCTCTGACCCTTTCTCTGAGTCAGGCGCCAATTGCCCGGGGAATCCTTTAGAAGGAACTATCGGTTGATCTTTTTCCATGTAAGACGCTTACGCTTCCTCTATTATTATACCTGGCAAAGGTAATGCTTATTTTGTTCTTCTTGATTTCAGGCAAATACATATGCCTCTGTGTTGCCATTATCGCTAATCCTGAGCTAATTGAGGCATCATGTTTGGTTCTGTTGTTGATATCAAATAGGGCCCAATCTTGAAGAGTCTTAGCAAAAGGCATGGTTCCACACTCCTGCGGATCCCTAAATTGACCATCTAAGTCAAAGCCCACGTATTTCTCGATGTATGATTCAATGGCCGAAGCATGAGCCTGCTTCACATCCTCGGAGTTGTTCGGTATGCCTCCTATCTCAATCTCGGTTTGCGACAACTTGCTCGCGTGCTTGTCCGGCCTGTTCATTGAGAACGCCCGGTACCCTCTGTTCTTGAAGTGATAAAGCAGCCGGGCCTTGTTGTTTTCGGCCAGCATCGGCATCCCATAAAACACGCAGGCCATAAGTACGTCCTCGAAAAATATCTCGGCAGTCTGCGGCCTGGCTATGTACTCCAGGAAGAACTCATTGGTTGGAGCCTCAGGTTCCATGTGGAACTTTGTCAGACCATGGAGCGAGCCATTTGACCCGCCCCCTCCGACAACTCCCGAGATGTCGTATGGGTCGCACCCGAACGCGCCCAAGTGTTCGTTCCCGGGATGCTTCTTCCCGTTTCTTTCGATGACTCTGTTTTGCAGTCCGACCGGGGGTATCCACGACACCAAGAACCGGCCCGTGTTGCTCGGCACCCAGATCACCCTCGAGTCCCTGACCCCATTGGCCCACTGGAACGATCCCCTCGTCAGGTAATGGCTCATCAACATCCCATCGTTGTAGTCGATCTGTTGGTATATCTTGTTCAGGTTGAATAGCGATTGCCGGCTCTCGTCCCTGAATGCGTGGGACTCGGTCCTCGGGAACTGCCGGTAAAATTCGTTCAGCGCGTCCTGGTCCCTCTTAAGCGAATCGACTTCGTTATTCCAGTGCGTTATGGCCCCGCTGTACACCATGTTGCCATCAATGCCAACGACCGGCTCGGATGTCTCCATGATCGGGAATCCATACCGATCAATGTACCCCTCGAAGTTCCACTCCATGGGAACGAACAGTTTGTACATCCCGCTCTTCGTCTGGCCATTGGCGTTCCTCCTCCTTGCGTCGGAGTCTTCGTACAATTGCTTGAAGTTGCCGCCGCCCTTTGACAGCGCGTTCACTGTTGATCCCATGATGCACTTTCCGATGATCCGGCTTCCGACCCTGAGCGTGGTCTTAGTTACGCGCCAGTTGTTCAGGATATTCTCCGGCTTCTCCCACTTCCCTGATTCGTCATGAATCAATAGCAGTAGCTTTTCACCGTCATAGCTGTTGTCGGCCGTGTTCCTCCAGTCAATGGTCGTGTTTAGACCATCGCCATCGGCAGACGACATCACGTCATGCATATTCCTCTTCGTAATCTTCGATGCCGGTAACCGGTACGCCAATTCGGTCTTAGGCTTATCCATACCGTCCTGGATGGGTTTGAAGAAGAATGGATAGTTGCTTGATATCGGCACGATCTTGTCTGTGAACATTTTCTTCGCGTCCACACCGGTTTTTGATAGCACGCCAACCCTCGCGTTCTTCGCAAGAGAGGCTGTGTTCACGCCTATCGATGAACTCATAAACGAGAACCCGGATCGGCGAATCTTCAAGTAGCACATACCAAAGCACCTTGGGTCAGCCACGCAGGCCTCAAAAAATAAAAAGAAAATCCTGTTCGCCTCCCTGTAATCCGGGTGCCCGACGTCTATCTTGGTCCACTGGAGGTACATATAGTAACTGCCCGGGATGTATGTTTCAACGCCGTTGTTCATGAACCAGAACCCTTTGCTCCGCCTGTCGAACTCCTGCTCAATGTAGTCGACCCACATTTCCTTGAATTCCCGGGGCCTTTCGTTCCACTGAAATATGCTCTTGATTTTCGAAAGGGCTTCAGGGTACGGGAAAGGCTCCCAATACTGCTCCTCTTTCTTGGGTGTTCTTGAGTACACCTCTGCCGGCGCTTTTGGCAGCCCAATCTTTATTCCGGAGACCTCGTATACTGATCCAACAGTTCCGTCCTTTGAGATGACGATAATATCATCCTTCTGGTCGTAGCCATACTCCCACTTGCCCTTCCTTTTTGGAACGGGAAGCACGGTGTAAAGACTACTTGGAGTGTCTTTCTGCGAATCCTTTTTTAGAGCCATCGTCTTTTTTTTCCGGCATTGCCATGGACTCCTCTTCGGCCTGTATTCTAGACATGATCTCGAAAGCGTCAAAAATAGCAATCTTCTTTGTGGCGGCCGCGTTCTTGAGCCGGTCAGCACTGAGGTCTCCCTCTCCTCCGGTAATGATCTCCTCTTCGGCAACCTTTATCAGGTGATCGACAGCTTTCCTGCCGGCCGCAATGATTTGCAGCTTATAGTCCGTGTCGCTCTTCTTCATTGATCTTTATTGCAATGTTGGCGGTGAATAATCGATACAGCCTTTCTCCGTCGACGTAAAACTCATACTCAACGTCCGGTTCGTAGACTACCTCGTCCCCCTCGAAAACTCCAAGGGCCCTAAGCTCATCGTTCGAGTATCTTACGATGCCAAAGAGATGCTCCTCCGAAGCCCCGTCGCTGATGAACTTAGTCTTGGTCTCGGCCGGCTTAACGAAGCAGTACTTCGAATGCGTATTCCATTCTCCGTCCTTTGACTTGTACAAGAAGAACTGGTCTTCATCCAGGAAAAACAGGTCGTCATGAAAAAACGACTTGCCGCTCTTCTGCCGGCCGTACATATCGTAGTAAAACTTGAACACGTTGTGATGCACGATCAACGTATCGCCGGCTTTTATGGGCCCATTGTACCCGGCCGGCGTGCTAACCACCTCTGCGTAGCGGTTAGAAAACTTGTGGTCCTCCTGCGAAGCGCTTACGATAAAGTCAATGTCGCCGTATTTGCGAACATTATCGTATCGTTTCGTATCGCGCGGACGCACGATAAACTGAAACGGAGAGCGCATTAGAAAGAGATGTTGTACTCAATAGAGATCGGCACCACGGAGTTGAACTCCTTCCATAGAAGTACCTCCTGCGCTTTAGAGATGATGTAAACGCGAGTGACCCCCGTTTCCTCTGATACCCTGATCAGATGGATCGTGTAGTCGCCGCCTAAAACTTGTTGCCCCACAATGTAGTGCATGGCAGTCTTGTAGTCCTGCCCGATTGAAATTTTACGAATGTCCATTATACTTGTCTTAAAACTAAATTTAAATGTCGCAATTCACACGAAAGAGTGCCTCCACCAGAATGAGCGATATAAACCTCAACATACTGATTCGTATTTAGGGTTGTGATTATTGTGTTTGAAACGCTAACGCCTTTATTTCCCGAACCGGTTATGCTATCCGTTTGAGAATGTGGTATAACCGTTCCATTTTTTGCAAGACTAAACTCAACATCACGGTTGCTTTGCCCCGCTATGGATACAGAATAGGTTATCGCAAATACTCTTGACTGCCCCTCATTTGTAATCCTCCCAAGGCCATTTTGCTGTAACCCCGCATTAGCGCTTATTTCCCCCTGCGTAGTTGTTACAATCAACTTGGTAGGAGTAGCACCCGCAATCGTGTCCTCCCCCGGCGTTGAATCATAAATTTCAGTATAAGCAAACAACGCCCCCTTTAAAGATGCAAGCGTGATATTCTTGGTGTCGTTATTGTTACCAGCGTCGCTAATAAGCACAAGGTCTCCGTCTGCCGGAGGAACAGTTGAGTATGTGCTTATCTTGGGCATTTAGCAGGACTTTTTGCCCATTTTGCCGCCATACTTCATCATGGGGGTTTTGGCTTTCTTCATGGCCTCCATTTCTTTGGCGGACATTTTCTTTTTGGGTGCTGGCTTGTCTTTCATGGTTTTTCAAACTTTTGGATGAGTGAACGAACATAGGAATGGAGACCCGTCTTGTCGTTCTTTGAGACAAGCCTCTTTATGGCTGATACTTGCTTTGGGTTAAAGATATACTCTCCACCGGTCGCCTCGGCAATCTTGCGTCCGTTGGCCATGATGTCGATGGGGTTGTACTTGTGAGAGAATCGCCCGGGCGTCACCTTTGGCGCCGAAAGCAGTTCCTTCAAGTATACCCTTGACTTTTTCATTTCAAACGCAAATATAGCAAAATCCCGATGGCCACAACGATATTGGCGATCAGCAGCTGCCAGGCCCACCTCGGCGTGACCCTCTTGGTTTCAAGGACCTTATGCTGCACATAGACCGTGTCAGACAACGCCCGGTAGCTCTTGACAATCGTGTCAGTCTTTACCTTGACAATGATCCTGGTACCATCGGTCTCTAGTTTCACCTTCGCCGGACCGGCCTGCGTCTCAAACTTGAAGTCCTTCAGGATGCCATTGGTGTCACACGGCGACGGTACCATGGTCTCCACGTACGTCGGCATTTGCACGGTATCGCGCTGAATGTCAACCCGGGTCCGGTACTCAATCTGAGTGACGGTCTTCTTTCCGCAACCCGCGAACAAAAATAGGACGGTGAGAAATTTAAGATGTATAGAGGTAGCCATATTCTTTTTCTGCACTAAATTGAGGGCAAGCCTTTTTGACGCCCGGGAAGTCACGATGCCCAATGATTCTGGCTTTGGGGTACTTGGCCAGCCATTCCTTCAGGACCTTTTCCATAGACGCCTTTTGAGCCGGCGTCCTATCGTCAGCAGTCTTTCCTCCAATATAGCAAACGTGCAGGCTATTGCTATTGTGGCCTGCCACACCATTTGTGATAGCTTCGTCCGGAGCGAGTTGAATGATTTCTCCATTTGACTTGATTATTCGGTGATAGCCAACGGCCTTCCAGCCAAGATTCTCCCGCCAATACTTTTTTATAGCATCGACGGGAGTGTTCTTAGCGGTTGCTGAGCAGTGACATACAAGGTTTCTAATCTCTCGCATTACGCTTGAGCCTCAGACCAACGTAGCAATATGGTTCCTACTCCAGTTCCAGTTCGTAACCGAACATTAATCGCAAGGACTTCCGGACCATCAGGATAAGTCCCATCTCCACCAATGGGTGAATTTGTTAATTCTTTCAATGGGCTCAAGTCTAGTCGGTCGTTTACGGCTCCAAATTGATTGGTTACTCCCGCTGGAGCCGGACCTGCAAACGCAAAAATCTGCTCGCCACCAGTTGCCGTTCCGCCCGTCCATGACGTTGCAACTTGCGCAAATGATGGCTGCGAGCCTTGAGCTACTGCATTTACGTCTTGCCATACTGGAGCGGATATGTTTGTTGGATTCACAATCCCCTCTACAATTACGGCTCCAGCACTGATGCCGCTATCAACGTCAACACCAATAGCTTGAAGCAAAAATTGAGCGCGGTTAATCAAGTCGCGATTTCCAAGAACACCAACAAGACCAGCGGAAACCGATGGCGCCAATCGAATTAAGAATGCGGTTTGCGCAGTTGCTGTCAGCGAAAAGTTTGTCCTCTGATAATTAAAGATGTAACCACGGTCGGAGTCAAACCCTCCATCCATAACCAAAGCCGAACCCCAGTGAACGAGCGATGGGCTACAAGTGTTGCGAATAAGCACAACGCCTGGGCCGTTTGTTGCAGACGCTGTTGGCGTGTTGTGGGTGCTATCAACTGAGCCAGTAAACGTCCTTGCAATACCTCCTTGGAACTTGCCTAAAGTTGCCGCTCTAGTCAGCCCAGTAAAAGTCGTTGCTGTTTTTCCTGAGTATGAAATAATTTCTTGGTCGATTAAAAGAACTCCGGAACTTGGGAACTCCGCCGTGCTTGCAACGGTTGCCGTTGTTGCTCCTGCCGCAAGGGATGCGGTCAAGAAAGTATAAGCTCCTTCATTTTCCACCGAGTAACGAACGGGCAAGTTACCAGTCCTCATGTGGGCCTCGTAGTTCACGTTGTTGTTCTTGAGTCGATGAACCATTACCCAGTTTCCATCTGCACCGCGAATCATCCAATCAATAAATCCAGCCCCGTACCATGTGTACTGAATGCCGACCATTTGCATGGTGTTCAAGTCAAGCAAAAATCCGCTTGGGTTATTTACTCCTCCAGTTCCATCGCAAGTGTCAATATTCCAGTTTGACTGAGCGATTCGAGTTTCACGGATAATACTCCCCTTAATTCCGCTCGCATTTGCCGTTGGCCTCCAGTCTGGAGAAATGCTCATGCTAGTGTCACTTGTAATTGATGACACCAAATAGGTCATGCCTTTAAGAACAATCCTATCGCCAACCTTTACCTGTTGGGTAAACCTTGTGGCTGTTCCAGTAACCGTGGTGCTTCCGGAGTTAATTGCTAAAGTACCAGCAAGCTGAAAAACTGCGCTTCGACGCACAGCCCACATAATTGCGCCATCGTATTCAAAGAACATTCCGTTTTGGTCGTCAAAAGGACCGGCTCTCACAACAGCCCCGGACCATGCCGTGACAATGGCTTTAGGGTCTGTGCCCGGAACACTCACGCCGGTGGTTGCTCCAAGAGCAACGGTGTTTAAGTATGTAAACACATAGGGACTTGTGACGCCATTTACGACAAAAGAGCCATTGTATCCTGTCGTGCTTACCCCGGCAATAGTAACAGTTGCACCGGTTTGAAGTCCGTGCGGAACTCCGTCGACAGTAACAGTAACCGTTGAGCCAATAGCCGTTCCGCTAGCTATAATACTACGAATGTCATAGTTCGGGCGGAATAACACACCGGATGACCATAGGTATCCCTTACCAGACTGATAACGATTGTACTTTTTGGTGGTTCGAATAATGGATGCCCCATGTGAGGCGCTTGCCGTATAAATCTGAACACCCCCGTCCCATGGCCTAGGCTGTGCAAGACCGTCGGAGTTTGTGGTTATGGTCATTGTACATCCCGTAAAATCAACAGCTGACCCCCCGGTCCCAGAAGTCCATTGTCTTGTAACAAAAGTAAAAGTCGTTGCGTTTGGGACAGACGCCACATAAAAAGAACCTTGTGCTTGAAGTGTGTTCGTTCCACCAGTTACCCTAACCAAAATCGGAGTCCCAGGGACAAGGTTGTGATTCGACGTAGAAGCGATTGTTACCGAAGTACCAGCAGTATGAGCGCCGGTTGGGTTTGTAATAGGTATAGCTGCGTTTGTTGCAAAAACGCACCTACGAAGCACAATGTTGTCGGCAATGATTGACCCAGAAGTTACGGTCGTTTTAGCCCTATAAGTAAATTGAGTTGCGCTTATAATTGTTTCCGTCAAAAATCCGCCATCAGATCCACCAGCTCCAGAGGCAACTGTCTGGCTTGTTCCGGCAATGTGAATCGGCAATCCGGCCGTAGCAAGACCGTGATTACCTATGGTTGTTACAGTAATCAACGAGTTTGTCGTAGATGTCGTTGTTCCATCAGAACTAATAGCCGAAACAACCAAGTCATTACTTTGAAGTTCAAGAATCGACGGGAAGTACCGGTTCAATCCATAGGAAGCCCATTTGGTAGGCTGCAAGCCGTACTCAAAGTCAGCGTCAATCATTGACTTGGGGTCGGAAACCCTGATACGCTCAATCGCATCCGTTCCAAAGTCAAATGGGCGAACAATCTGCTCCTTCTTCTCGACCAAGACCTCAAGGGTATCGGCTGCCTGCATATACGACGTATCCATCAACAGGTTGAACGTCGTCACACCACCGGTCTTCTGTATTAATGTCGTCGGTAAGCCGGTGGGGACCGTTGCGCTATACCCGCTAAATGTAATCGTGCCGATGAGCTTCTCATGCTCATCGCTGTACATCAACTTGTTTCGAGTAGAGTTGACAATCCTACGAATTTGACCGATGTTCCATCGTCCTGGAATTGCCAACGTCGCAGAATACTGCTGGTTCCCAACAGTTATCGATGGGGTGAATACATAACTTGAAATTTGCTCTAATGCCATTTTTACTGGGTTTTATATGGTAATAACTCGTTTAACGCTTCTTGTCTTTCGCTACAGCCACAGTCTTTGCCCGTGACCTCCGATATCTTATCAACGACCGCCTTGACGCCCGTGACCGTAAAGATACGGGCCAATGTGTCGCCGAATCCTTTATCCTTGCTTGGTAAAGTACTTTTCGTATACATACTCAACGGCTTTTAATCCTCCGAACCCAACGACAAAGGCCACGCCAAACTGGGTGTTGTCCTTGAGGTCCATGAAGCTTATCACTAATGGGGTCAGGTAATTTGCCGACAACGTACCGGCAACCAACGATAAGGCTTGCTCTTTGACGTTCATCTTCTTCTTGGATCGCCAAATCGTTACCAGGCTACCCAATAAGCCCGACAGGGCTAAACCAATGTTGAACCCGAGGTCCATTAAAAATTCTCTCATTTTCTTGCTCTATTTTTGGATGCTTTTTCTAAGATAAACTTTCCACCCTTCTGATGCGAAACATCCAGCCCGTCGCCCTTCTTGCCCATCTCGCGGTTCTTTTTCATCAACTCCGAGCGATACTTACGTCGTTCTGGAGTGGAGTGGTATTCGGTGTCGTACTCGGCTTTTTTCTTGCGTGCCTTTGGATTGGCATCGTAATACTTTGCGCTGCGTGACTTCCCGGAGCATGAGCTGCACTTGCAGCCTTTAGAGCAAGTACCCATCAGTATTTACCCTTTCTGCCCTTGGGGCTTGACTTTGTGCTGCCGCCCTTGCCGGCCCATAAGTCCTTGCAGGCCCAATACCGAGCTGTAAGCTTGCTTGTGGCCGTGTCGCATTTGTGACGCGCCTTGAATGACTTTCGAGCAGCTGCGCTGTAATTGTGGCCATAGCCTTCCGCTCCATAATGAACGATCTTCTCCTGTCCGTTTTCGCAAGCCTTCACCATTTTCTTCTTCCCGGGGCTCGTTGAGGGCCTCGGCTTGTTGCATGGCATGGAGTCTTTGTTCATACGGCAATCCTGGAGTTATTGGCAGCAAAGGTAGCATTATTTTTTCCTGGCTGCTGAATAGGCAATTGCAGCGATCTGCTCCTTGCTGCGCTTCTTTCCGGCCGGC